CTTTAACAGGAAAGTTTTCGATGTTGATAGTAGCATCCATGTCACCGCCTTCAGCCATGGCAACAGTGCCACCTTGGTTAAAGTATTGAACTCCGCCACCGAAATTGTATCTTGGCATGCCTCCCATATTAAGGTTCATGATGCCACCTTGAGCCATCATTCTTTTTTCGGGTGGCTGATATACCATAGCCTCTGATGCAGTTGGTCTGCCTCCACTTAAAGCTGGCATGCCTTCAGGGTTAAGACCAAACTCTACACGAGATGGGGCTTCTTCACCTGTTCTTCTGGCTATCTCTGCTTCAATGTTGTATCTGCCCAACTGATCCATTTGAGTGAGTGGAGTTAAAGGTACGCCTTTTTGATCTTTGGCTTCATCGTAAGCTAGTTTGCCTATCAAGCCCGCAAGTCCTGCTATGCCTAATTTGCCCATCATGCCCATGCCACCACTTGAGGTGCTATCACCTCCGCCAGTAAGTGCGTTTTGTATGGCTCCAACAGCACCTCTGCCCTGTCCTTGACCTTGGTCTCTAACGCGAGAAACCACTGCGTTAAATGTTCCGTTTGCTTTTAATTGTTTTATTTGTTCTGGAGTATATCCAGCTAATTCTAGCTCTTGGGTTCTAGTCAAACCGTCATCACCAGTTACGCTTTTAAACAAGTCTTCTATTTTGCCTAGACCTGATTGGCTAGTTAGAGACGCTATTTCGGATGCTGTGGCTGGCATTCCAGTTTGAATGTTTATATAACCTTGGTTAACTGGGTCATATTTTATTATGTCAGATTCAGGTGTGCTATTAAATAAATCACCAATTCCACTTTTTACATTTCCAAAAAGACCAACACCGTCACTTCCCGGCATTACATATTCATACGCACCGCTTGCACTTTTACCAAGATTACCCAATAGACCAATCCCATCCTTGCCCGGCATTATGTATTCACCAGCTCTGCTAAAAATGTTTCCTGTAGATGCTTTACCTGCCGCGGGGGTGCCACCAAATAGTTTGCTTCCCCCATAACTTAAAGCACCGCCTAATAAAGCGTCTTTGGTTGAAAGTCCTGATGCTTTACCAATTCCTGCGGTAAGGGCTGCTTTAGCCAAAGGTCCAACACCCGGTATAAAGTTTACCGCTATAGGAGCAACTTTTTTAACAACATTTTTAGCTTTTTTCCAAAGTTTTGACAAGAAGCCAAACTCTTGAAAGCCTGTTTCTGGATTGATTGATGCAATGCCACCAATCTCACCAGTAGAGTCAACGACTCTGGTTCTTGGGTCTATGCCCATTTGGCTCATAGTTTGCTCAAGCATGTCTGCGGCTTGTGGATTAGCTTCGAGTACAGGTGCGGGTATAACAACCTCACCCTCTGATAAATGACCTATGGTGGTGTCGCCATCTCTGCCCATGGACATTAACCGTTGTATGCCTTCAGCATTAACATTCGACATTGCACTCACTGGTTGCATTCTGTCTCGCAACAGCTCTTCTTGAACTTCTGGTGGAGCTACTTCTTGAACGGTTTGTACAAAGGCATCAATGTCCATGCCTGTACCCATTTCATTAATAATTTCTTGCTGTGCTTGAATTGATTCTGGTGAGTTCTGCGGTGTGCTTAAAATTACTCTTACTTGTTGCTCAAAGCCCATCTCAACCAACGGTTGCATAATGCTGGTGTCTACACCTGACATCATTGGGTCTGGAACGCCACTAAGCAAAGATTTATTTCTTTGACGAATCATTTGCAAAAGCTTTTCTGATTCTTCGGGAGTTTGAGCGTTCTTTTGTAGCTCAACTAAAGTGTTGTACACCTTTTCTTCGTTTGAAAGCTCTTTTGGTTGATCTGTATAAAAACCATCATTGGCTGAACCCATAGCAAATGCCATGGGATCATTTTGTCTTATTCTTTGCATTTCTTCGTTAGACATTCTCCTAGAAGTCGGATTTATGTCTTGCGAAAGGTTTTGTATTCTGTCTTCTAATGTTGCCATATTAACCTATTGTAACTGTTACGGAGCCAACGGCTCCTATTCCACTCACGCCACTCAAATATGTTTGGTGACTGTATAAATCACGAAAAGCATTCCCGTCATACGCTTGGTGAATCTCTAGTGTCGTATTAAACACTATATCACCAGCTATAAAGTTCAGTTCACCTAATTCGGATTGGTTGAACTGCGGGGTCCGATTTGGATCGAACTGTCCTAAGTTTAACTCAAGTATCCTGACTAATCTATTAAAAATGTCAGGACTAACTTCATCTAAAGCCTGAGGTAACCTAGTCGGTAATAGCTTCGCCATTATCTTTGACCATCAGGCTGTATATACAATCTAGTATATCCTAATCTCCATTGAACGCCCAATCTGTTATCAGTATCTGCATCGTCATCGCTTTGTAGTCTAATAACAGCCTGTCTTGCTCTGGCTCTAACATTTAGTTCGTCAGTGTTGTTTGAAATATCTTTACTAACTTTGGTTGTTAAACTTTCAGCTGGGTAGTTTCTTGTTTTTATTTGCATGTTAATTAGCGGTATTCCATTGGACGTATTCTGACCGTAAAACTTAATGTCTGGAATAACCTTGCTGATAAAGGCAAAATCATTGCCCTCTTGCAAATCAAAGTCTGAGCTTTCAATAAATACATTGTCCATGGGTGAACCATCGTCATCTTGCCCAGTCTCTTGGTTATATAGGTAACCATTGAGTGTAGCCATAGGTTGCTCAAAGACATCTTCATCTATCCAAGCAGTTCTAACCAGCTCGCCAATACTCCATGTGTTTTCTAAATAGTTATATATAACGTAGCGTGATATCTCGCTAGTTCCATCTTGTGTAGATGGATAGAACCACCAGACTTCATTAAATTGTTTGTTGGCAATAGCAAAGCATTTGTATGCTTGAGACATGTCTAGGTTTTGTTGCACATAACTTAGCACGGTGCATTCTAGTCTTTGCACACTACCGTTGTAGCGATAGAAGCCATCCTCAGCCATCCAGTAAACTCCGCTTGGTGCATTAATAGCAGCATTAGGAGCAAGCATGCCCGTGCCTTGGCTAATTAAGTTAACAGCAAAGGTTAAGGGTGGTCCAACAAACTGTATGGAATACAAGGCTTGATCTGTCCACACTAAAGTTTCTTGCCTTGATCTAATGCCACCAATAATTTCACTTCCAACAGAAAGTCTAACAGAGCCAGCCGTGTTGGTTGTTTTTGGCTCCCATTCAGTAATACTTTCTTGATCTGAAAAAGCCACAAGCATTGGGTCTAAGGTTCCAGTTCTTGCAGTGCCTGCATCGTTCAATGGGTCAGCGCCAAGGACAAACACATGCCTGTCTGTTTCTGACACTATAGACTGCAAGCCTACGGTTGGAGCTAAATTAGCACCCGATAAAGAAGTAATGTTGACAGCTCTTGTGCTAGTTCCAGCAGATGTGTTCCAATAAAAAATAGCTCCGCCTCTTGGATGTAAAATTAAATCTTCACCGAAGTTATCTGATGACCAAAGCCTTAATTGGTTGGTAAAAGTTAAAGAGCTAGCAGAGCCATAAGCGTTAATACCCCATGCATCAATGCCCCACCCTGTTGAGGAAATGTAAGTGTTTAAACCTGTGTTTAGTTGATAAGCACCAACAGTGCTACTGCCACCATTACCTGAATCGCCAGCAGCTGCTAGCACAGGATCACCGCTAGTGTCCTTGGCTTCTATGGTATAAGAGTTAGCGTTTACAATGGTTGCTATCTGATATTCTTGGTTAAGAACTGGAGCAGTTATATTGCCACCCAAAGAAACTGCATCTGCGAAAGTGACGAAGTCATGCATAACAGCACCATGTGCAGTATCACTCACAGTGATAGTAGCATCTCCATTGCCAACCTTAGCAAAGGTTACATCGCCTGCTGAGGTAGTAAGTCTGATGGGGGTAACGTCATTGAAACCATCTCCCTCTTTGACGTAAGCCTTAAGGTTGGTTCCTAAAAATAAAAATTTAGTTCCCGGCAGTGAAATCCATGGGAATAAGTTTCTGCAAGTGCCTAAAAAAGTTTGAGTTGTGTTTTTTGCCCAACCGCCAAGCTTTTCTACAAAGCCTTTTCTAAAGCGTATAAGCGATGAGTCAAACCAACCACCTGCGTTTGTGTAATCGGTTCCTTCTCTATTTATTCCTGATTTAAACTGAAACTTTGCGTATGGCATGTTTCATTGCTATTAAGCGATTCGAATAATAGCTGTAGAAGCGGCTGCGGCTGGGAATACAATTGTAAAGTCTCCAGCTGTAGAAGTTTTGTCGCCACCAAAGTCAATGGTTGCAACTGATCTGTCAGCGTTAGTGTCGTTGTAGATCATGCATCCTCTAGCAGTGACAGTAGCTGTACCAAAAGTTAAATCAGCAAAGTCAGTAAAACCAGTGGTTCCTGAGCTTGTTGGGTTAATGTTGGTTAAAGCCGATCCGCCAGAAGTATAGTTTGTGCCACTTGCTTGACCTGTAGTGGTAAAAGCAGTGGTAGTCGCACCTAATGTTGCTGAACTTGTGTACAAAGCCAGTTTAAAAGAATTTCCGCCTGAAGCCAAAAAGTTATGTTTTGCTTCTAGTAGTTCTTTTTTAAAGCTAGTTGTAAGTGTTGATGATATTGCCATAATTATAGTTTCCTAATTAAATCAGCAGCTTCTTTTAAACCTGCTTTTTCTAATTGATTATTAATTGTAATCCTATCAGATTTTATAGCATTTTGCATATATTGTTCAATAACTTTTTCAATATTGTCTTTGTACTGATTGACCTGATTTTTTACTTGATCAGGAGCATCATCGCTTACAGCAACAATTCTTTCTATGCATCTCTTTGCCCAAAATTCAACAGGGTGTCCACCTCCGCTAGTGGTGTGAACCTCTATACTTCCTAAAGCGGTTAAAGTTGTATCCTCAATCATTCTACCACTCCTTTGGTTCTACTGGGTTAGTTTTATCATCGTGCCGACCAATTAATTGTGGCTCAATGGGAGTCTTGTTTACGGATAGCTCGCTCATTTTTTTTACTATCATTTTTTTTCCATCCATTAATGGCACCAATGGGTCTTTAAGTCTGTGGTAGCCATACAGTTTTTCACGAGTTTCTACACAGGTATCTAATAATGTTGATGACCCAGCAACACCAACCTGTATGTCTGCATGCATGCACTTAGACAGCCAGAACTCTACACAAGCTCTGCCAGATTCTGCAAAATGCAAATTACCTTTGTAAGTAAAATCTACGCCATATATCTTTAATGTTCCAACCTTATTCCATAAAGCAAAAGCAATAGCATAAGCCACGGTGTTATTAAGGTAGCAACAGTTTAAGTCAGCAACGATTTCATCAATCGGATACAGAACCAAGTTTTTTGCTCGCTCATCAAGCTCGCATGTGTATATGGGTTTGTCGCCCGTTGTTAGCATTCTTTTCATGCCTGTGGTTTGTCCGCCAGCATCATCGGTGTCCAAGAACCTAGATGGTGGGTCCATCATGAATGTTCTATCGTGATGTATAACTGAGCCTACAGCGTTTATGCCCCAGACTTCGTCAAAGTTATCGCCATGTGATGCGGCTAAGTTATAGTCAAACCAGCTTCGACCCAAGCCAACAATGGCTACAGTCTTGCCTTCAAGTTTTTTTATTGGTTTCATTTTTCTCCTCTCAAAAAGAAAATTAAGTTACATTAATTCTAAGCGAATCATACCTCATTTCGTCTCTTGTATCTCTGCCTTCACCTAGATTTTTCAACCTGCCTAGCGACTCTTTAAACTTAGATTCTAATATGCCGATTTCTGCTTGAGGCAGTTTTAAAAATATTGCACCTTCAACCAAACAACCGTATAGAAGCGTGTCAGGTGCTTCGGTTGATAGGTATGTTGTGTTACTTACTCCATTGTAATCAACGGTAGCATTGGTTATAGACTTTGGTCTAGCCAAATAATGCAACTCCATGTCATAAGCTTGATCAGGCACTGGAGAAACTTCAAAGCTTGATTGATCAAAAATAGAATAATACTTTGGCTTTCCTGTAGCAGACGTACTTGAAGAATACTCTTTAATAAAAGAATTATGTTTAAAGTCTAGGTAAGTATAGTTTCCACCATCAATAACGGCTAAAGAAAAACTACCAAGCCAATCAGCGGGGGTGTTTAAAAATCTTTGACTTGCAGTTACATTTCCTGAAACATTTTTTCTTTGATCTGGTAGCTGAACCACTTTAAATATTCGCTCTTCTCCTTGAGTAATAAATGTATCTAACTGGCTCACAAAGGTTGTTTCATCACTCTGAAGATAATCCTGAATGGCTGTTTTTAATGTTGTTAGTGTAAAGCTCATAATTAAACCGTATTGATTTGACCGCCCATGCCTGAGTGATTGGTACAATAATAATACAATGTTGGAGCCGATGATGCTACTTCTATTTGAGTGTAAGAACCTGATGATCCCGGAGTTCCATTAGTTGTTACACCAGTTGTGTACTCTGAGCCACCACCATGTGTACCATCGGATGTTGTTGAAAGTCTAAGTGGATGGCTACTATTACTGCTATCTGCCTGATCAAATTTATATGTTTGACCTTCAGTTAAACTTAAAGTTGCTGCCCTAGAACCATCTATATAAAAATAATTTGCTCCAGAATAGCTAGCAACTGTAACTGTATATGTTGTTGGGCTTGGAGTTGGGGTTGGACTAGGACTTGGTGAAGGAGATGGCGTTGATCCAGTAGCACCCGTTATTGTAATCGTGCCAAGAGCAGAGCTTAAAGCACTAGGAATTGTAAGTGCTGTTCCTATTATGCCTAAATCCCAATTTGTATAAACTGTAAAATTCCTTGGTACTACGCTTGTATCAACTCTTGGGTCTTTAATAGCTTCTGGGTCTACTATCCTCGTTTTTCTATCCAACTGTGGATGCTTTGGCTCGAAACATTCTGGACATGTTTTATAGCCATTCCACTCTTTTCTTAAGTCTTTTAGACCGTATCTAAAACCGCACCTGTCGCAGATACCGTAAGCATTTTTCTGCGAAGCAAAAGCCATTATGCGTGGTCGTAAGCCCTTAGATCAGGGGTTGCCCTAAATGATGCTCTGTCTTCATCTTGACTTAAAGCTCTTTCAAATTCTTCTTCGTATAACTGCTTGAGCATGCCCGTTCTTTCAGGAGACTTTTTTAAAGACAGATAATAAGCCAACCCAGCACTTAAGCATGGATAGAACCTAAAAGGCATTTGCAAAGTATCGGTTGAAGCGTCTACATCATCCATACGCATCAGTCTGTTTACATAAAGAACATCTGTTGAGTTTTCAGGCGTATTGTAAAGGAATATGGTTGGGCTTATTTGTTTGTCTACAAAATATTGAGACGGTCTGCCCTGTGCTGTTTTATCAGGCACAGCTGCATACTCGCTCCTTGATATTTGATTCATTTGTAAATCACTTGGCGTGCCGTTGGTTGTTCTTCTGACGAACGCATCTAGCACATCAATCACAGCCGTTGGATTGGTTGAATCCAAGCTGTATGAACTTGTGCCTTGTGTTAGAGCGATAGATGTTTGTGAAATAGTCCACTGGTTAAGACCACGGTTAGCCCACTCAGCCAACAAAAGATTTAAACTGCGTTTTGCAGTTTTAAGATCGTATGCCGTTCGTAGCTCAAGACCGCATCTTTCGAATGCTTCTTCTATGTATTCAGCTACATCTAGCTCAAAATTTTTAGAGCCTGAAACTGCCATATTATTTTACTATCTCAGCACCCTGTCTCTGTCTTCTGTTGTTTGATGCACCTGCACAAACACCGCCACCAGCTTTGTACGAATTTAAAGTTCCGCCACCTTTCATTCCCGGTGGTATTTGTGGCATTGACGAGGGCATTGCTGGGGATGTTTCTGTTGGTCTATCTTTTCCGATTGGCTCTGCAAACTTTTTAAATTTCTTTTTTTTCTTCTTTGCTGGTTTAAAACCAGATATAACTCTTGTCTTTGAGTCAGTAGGCTCTAAAGGACCCTTGCCAGCTTTTCCTCTAGGCAATTTAGGATCGATAGCTTCAGTTCTAGGTTTAAGTTTTTTAAACATATATTTAGGTCTAGGCAGAGGTTTAGTTGAAGGTGGTCTTTCCCTTGCTGGCATTGCCTGTGGTTTAATTTTTTTAAAAATAGCCATTGTAAACTCCTGTGTTTAAATTTAGCCAATTAAGGCTAATGTTTATGATACCTTATTTTTTGTTTTTTTTGCAAAAGTTTTAACATTAGTTGGCTTTCCGCCAACACCTTGTTTCTTTGATCTCTTTCTTGTAACTGCTGATTTAATTTGTGATTTACTCATTGCCTGTGCTTTGGACTTAGGAACACACTTGGGATATTTTCTTTTTGATCCTGTTGTGGACTTTCTTCCACACTTTTTAAATCCACCGCCTTTTTTGGGTGAGCCTATGTCTACCCAGTCTTC